AGCCAAGACAGTTAGCAGCAACATCAAGACAGAGATGAAAGCAGGCAAGCCTCAGAAGCAGGCTGTTGCAATTGCTCTATCTGTTGCTAAGAAGGCCAAGAAAGTAGCAAAGGCTAAAATGCCTTCAATGATGCCAAAAAAGAAATAGAATTTATGCAGGTAATTTCAGTAACCGACATTAAGCCAAACCCAAGCAATCCGAGACTTATCAAAGATGATAAGTTTCACAAGTTAGTTCAGAGCCTTAAAGACTTTCCAGAAATGGCTAAGGTCAGGCCAATAGTGGTGAACCAGGACATGGTCATCCTTGGTGGTAATATGCGCTTTAAGGCCATGAAAGAAGCCAAGTGGAAGGAGATTCCAGTTGAGGTTGTTGATTGGGATGAGGCCAAGCAGAGAGAGTTTATAATCAAGGATAATGTAGGCTTTGGTGAATGGGATTGGGATGATCTTGCAAACAATTGGGATGCTGAAGAACTTGATGCTTGGGGCTTAGATGTTCCTGTTGGATTTACTGAAGAGCCTGAAGCAGAAGAGGATGATTATGTTATGCCTGATGAGATTCAGACAGACATTGTACTCGGTGATTTATTTGAGATAGGTGAGCATCGTTTGCTTTGTGGTGATTCAACAAATAGTGATGCAGTGGCAAAGTTGATGGATGGGCAGAAGGCAGATATGGTTTTTACTGATCCTCCTTATGGAATAGGTTTAGATAAAGAAAGTCAGAAAATTGGTAAAAGCAAAGAGTATGGAGCTGTATTAAATGACCATGATAATCAAACAGCGATTGATGCCTTTAATTTAGTTAGATCATTAAATATTGAAACTTTATTTTTTTGGGGTGCTAATCATTATAGCCACGCTTTACCAGCTTCTTCATGTTGGGTAGTTTGGGATAAGCAGGGAGGTAAACATGTTACTTATGCAGATGTTGAATTATGCTATTCAAACATTAAAGCACCTGCAAGAATGTTTACTCACATTTGGGATGGTTTCAGAAGAGATAGTGAGAAAGGGGAAAAAAGAACACATCCAACTCAAAAACCAGTTAAATTAATTGAAGAAATATGGCAGCATTTTAAATTAAGTTCTTCACTTATACTTGATCTATTCTTAGGAAGCGGTTCAACAATGGTTGCATCTCATCAATTAAAGCGCAAATGTTACGGCATGGAACTTGAGCCAAAATACTGTCAGGTAATTGTGGACAGGATGCTTAAATTAGATCCTACATTGCAAATAAAAAGGAACGGTCAGCCTTATCTGACTAAAGGTACTTTACAAGGACAAAACAAGGATGCCAAGACCGGAGAATCTTGAAAAAGGAAAATGGAAAAAAGGGCAGTCAGGTAATCCTGCTGGCAGACCTAAAAAGCTACCTGAGTTAAGGGAATTGCTTGCTAATGTCCTTGGTGATGAGAAAGATGGCAGAAGCGCAGCAGAGGCCATTCTAATGGCTCTCAGAGCCAAGGCTACCAAAGGTGATGTAAGAGCAGCAGAATTACTTTTGGATCGAGCCTACGGCAAGCCAAAGCAAGATATAGACATTGAGGCCAACATTGCCACAGTCATCAGGCCAACTGCAATAAGCAAAAAAGCCGATGGCACAGCTTGACCTATCAGATGCTGACTTATGGCAGGCTAAGTATCTTGATGCAGTAACTGACCCTAAGACTTATAACATCCTTTGGGGTGGGGCTGGAAGTGGCAAGAGTCAGACAATGATTCAGATGTTGCTTGCTGAGATATGCGACCACAGGAACAATGAGTTTCAGACTTACTTTGTGATTCGCAAAGTAGCCAGCACTCTGAGGAATTCAGTCTTTGCTGACTTTCAAAACAAGATTACTCAGTGGGGCTTGAATAAGCTTTGCAGAGTTAAGACTGGTTACTTAGAGATTCAATCCGGTGGCAACAAGATTATATTCCTCGGTTGTGATGATCCTGAGAAACTAAAGTCATTAAGCCAGGCAAAGTACATTTGGATTGAGGAGGCAACTGAGCTAACTCTTGAGGACTTCACTCAGATAACCTTGCGACTTCGGGGCAAGTCTGAGCATCCTAAGAGATTCTTCTTGACCTTCAATCCTGTCTCCGACAGTCACTGGATTAAAAAGAGATTCTTCGATGATGTGCCAGCAAAAGAAGCCAATGATGTCCTTAGACTTCATGGCACTTATCTTGATGCCTTAGATTTTCTTGATGACCAATATCCAATCCGGATGGAGGCACTTAAGGAAGTATCTCAGACTTACTATGAGGTTTATGCTTTGGGGCAATGGGGGATTTGGGACAGAGAAAGCTTATTTGCCACATCATTTGATTTTAGCAAGCATGTGTACCAGGGATATATCAAAGCCTCTCCGATTCACAATCTTTATCTTGCCTTTGACTTTAATGTCACTAACACTTGTGTGGTAAGTCAATACATCAAGAACTCATCAGAAGGCTTGTTTTACGCAACCATCAATGTCATCAAGGTTTACCGGGTTGGTGATCTTGCAGCTTTATGCCAAACCATCAAGCAAGAGTTCCCTGACATGACTTACATCATCAATGGTGATGCATCAGGAGCAAGTAGAAACGCTTTCACTCAGGACAATATCTCAGCCTATGCTCTGATTAAGAACTACCTCGGCATAGGTGACATGCAGATACAAGTGCCAAGGTCAAACCCAAGCCACATAGCCAGCAGGCTGGTCACCATCCTGACTCTTCAGAAGGCCAAGGTGCAGATAAGTGGCAAAAGGTGTGATGAGTTAGTCATTGACCTTAAAGAAGCCAAGGTGAGCAGGCAGGGAAGCCTTGATCCTTGGAAGAACAAGAATCCTGACAAGTCACACGCATTAGATGCCTTCCGTTATTTTATTTTCTCTAATTTTGCAGAGATCACCAGTAACTTCAATCTTGAAAAGTATGGCACAATGTTGCAATAATTGTTTTAAGGCCTGTGAGCCTCTCAACAGTTGTCCTGATGCTTTATTGATTCTTGTGCCACCATCTTATCCGGAGGATTCAATCATCATCAACATCAATAAGCCTGGGGTGAATGCTCGCATCAGCCAGCAGTTAGACATTGATTACCTTGGGTACATTGAGATTGATTTGGCAGGCTGTCCTGATGGCTTTTTCAATCCTTATGGCGGTCAATATGAATTAGAGTTCATAAATCCCACCAATCAGAAGGTTTATGAGTTCACTGCTGTTGATGGCTTAACTTATTCAAGCATCTGCTTCTCCTTTGCTCCAACTTACAGAAATGATGAGGGCATCAATGAGGTAATTCTAAATATATTCAACGATTTAATCCCTGACCCATATTATGTATGATGAACTTATTGCTTCCTGTGGTGGTAAGCGTAGAGGCTGCTGCATTATCCAGTTGCCTCAGCCTGCTGACATTGACTCTGATTGCTCTGATCAGTGCAGCTTTTTCCTTGTTCTTGGACTATCTGCTGGACGACCATCCACTTGGGCAGTGGTATCTGTTCCAAATTCAGAAGTTGCCGACTTTGTGGGCCAAGCCACTTGGTGAATGTCCTTATTGCTCAGGAGCATGGCAGTTCCTGGTTATCTCTTGTCTAATCTTTAACCAACCATTCTACTTATGTTCAATTTTCTTAGGCGCAAACCATCTGTTCCTCCTCCTCCTCTCCCTGACTCAGAAACGACTCTTGTCTCTGATTCGGAAAAACCAAGGTATTCGGGAGTAGCCCCGAAAGACAGATGGGATCAGATTGAGTATGCGTTCACTTCGGGAGGTGTCAAATACTTTAAATTCGTATCTGAGGTCAATGTGCCTTTTCAAAGAGCAGTAGCTGCAAGGGATATATTCACAGAGGAGTTATGGCAGATTAATCCTGACTTCCTAAGAGGCTGGAACAATGGGCTTATAAACCTTCTAATGGATAAGAAGAAGAAGGATGATAAGAAGCTTTATGAGGTAGGCATCATGGCTTCGAGGCTTAAAGAACAGATGGAGATGTCTGTGAGCCTGCTTAGGCAGTTGAAGCTTGCAACCGTTGTCTACTTTGATGAGCAGGAGAATCCACTTGACTACCAGTATCCATACAACAAGCAGAAGCTTGATCATTGGATGAAGTCCAATGATGTAGAGGGTTTTTTTTTGAATCTGCCGGAGTACGCTTATCTTCCCTCTTTGACAGAATACAGCACGAATTTTCCGACTTATTTGCAGGCAGAAACTCTGCAAAGTCTAAACAACCTGAAGCACATTATTGGACTTCAGTTGTCAGACAGCACAGACAAAGATTTGCTGAAGTCTTTAGAATCGCAGGTGGAGATGCTCAAAGAGCTAAATTCCTGGTCGAAAGGCCAATCTATGAATACTATTTAATCTATTCCACTTGGATTAGCGAGCAGAAGTCTAAGAGGAGTCAGAAGTAAAATACTTTTTTTTTATGTGTTTCATTTAAGTTCAAAGAGCCTCCCAAATTGGGGGGCTTTTTATTGTACTTTTGTAACAAATACAAAGACATGGCAACTATCTCAAGTAATGATATAAAAATCAGGTATGACATTGACCTGAGTAAGCTTCAGCAAGCAACTCAGCAGTTTGATAAGATAACTGCGGAAGAGAGGGAGATGCTTAGGGAACTTGGTAAGTTAAAAAAGCAGTTTGATGAGTTAGGGGATAAGGCTAAGAAAGCAGGCAAAGATGCTGGTGATTCATTAGGTGGAATTGGACAAGCAGTGTCCAAAGTTGGCCCAGTCATAGCAGGAATATTTGCAGCCGATAAAATTATAGGATTTACCAAGGAAGTAATTGCTGTCACTGCGGAGTTTCAAAAGTTAGAGGCAGTCTTAAAGAATACACTTGGAAGCAATAGTGCAGCACAAGGTGCATTGACCAGGATTAAAGAGTTTGCTGCTCAGACTCCATTTTCAGTTCAGGAGCTTACTCAGTCATTTGTTAAGTTAGCAAATCAAGGATTTACTCCAACTAATGCTCAACTTAGAAAGCTTGGGGATTTAGCAAGTAGTACAGGTAAAAACTTTGATCAACTTACTGAGGCTATCATTGATGCACAAACAGGGGAGTTTGAACGATTAAAAGAGTTTGGCATCCGGGCAAGTAAGGCAGGAGATAATGTAACATTCACATTTAAAGGGGTTCAGACGCAGACTAAGTTCACAAATGATGCTATTAGGCAATATATACTTTCATTAGGTGACTTGGATGGAGTAAGTGGCTCTATGGCTGCTATCTCAGGCACTTTAGGCGGTCAAATCAGCAACCTTGGAGATGCATGGGATAATTTACTTAATACAATTGGAACTAATCTTGCACCTGTTTTCTCAGGTGCGCTTAAAGTTACTGCCTCATTTCTTGGTGCTTTAAATGATTTATTTAAGGGTGAAGAGCAAAAGACTAAAGAGTTTCTTGGCGGTCAATACACAGCCTATTCTGAATTTTTTCCAAAGGTTTCAGACCAAGCACTTAAGAATGTTGAAGCTAATAGTAGAAGAACAATTGCCATAAAAGAAAAAGAACTTAAGATATTAAAGGTAAAAGCAGCAGAAGAAAGAGCAATAAGAGAGCAAGTTGCATCTGAATCAAGAGTTTCGGTTGATATAGGAGCTGGTAAGCTTGAAACATTAGCAAAAAAAGAAGAGAAATACCTTACTGCACTAAAAGCTCAAAATCAAGCTGCTAAGGATGAAATTGATAAGAGAGCCAAGGCAGCAGAAGCAGCAAGTGCATCAACAGAAAAACAAGATAAAGCTGCATATCAAGCTAAACTTAA